TTTGGACAAACAGGCATTCCACAAGTTAATTTTGATGTTGTTGGTAAAAAAACCAGAACATCAACATCAGGTGGCACAGATCATAAATTGTTTAGTGATAATCCTGCTGACTGTATTGAAGATTATTTAACTAATACAATCTATGGCAGAAGTATTCCAAGTTCATTGATTGATGCAACTTCTTTCACTACAGCTAGAAATATTTGCGATACCGAAGTAACAGTTGGTGATAAGACACAAAAAAAATATACCTGTAATGGTGTTCTAAATACTAATAACAAAGCTATTGATAACTTAGATAAATTACTAACTTCTTGTAGAGGTTCATTGGTTTTTACAGGTGGTAAATATAAATTATTGATTGATGATACAGGTACAGCAGTACAAACATTCAACGAAGATAATATTGTCGGTGCTTTTGAATTGTCATTAGGTGGTAAGGAATATAAAACCAATAAAATTAGAGCAAACTTTTTTAATAAAAATCGTGACATGCAAGGTGATTTTGCGATTGTCGAAAGTTCTACATTTAAAACCGAAGATAATGGTTTGACTTTAGAAAGAGCAATAGAACTACCATTTACTGACCAAATGGAAAGGTCGTTAATGATTGCCACGATGAACATGAAACAATCAAGGCAATCTTTAGTTCTGCAATTTACTAGCACCATAGAAGGTCTTAGAGCAGAAATAGGTGATGTAGTTTTTATATCTTTAAAAACTCTTGGCTTTGATACGCTTAATTCTAATCAAGGAAAAAAATTCAGAATTATGCGAATGGCTATAAAAAATAATGATGAAGTACAAATTACTGCAAGAGAATTTGATGCTGATGTTTATGATTTTGGCTTGATTCAAGCCGAAGATACCGCACCAAATACTAATCTGCCTAATTTTTCTTTTGTGCCTAAACCAACAATAACTAGACCAACAGAAGAATTAATTACAATACCACCAACTTTATTCAACAGGGTTACTATCAATTGGACACAACCAAATAAATCAAATGTTGAATCTTATGAAATAGGCATCAACAGATTAAATTCTGTTAGGTTTGAAAACAAACCAAGTTATGACTTTGAAGGCAGAAGCATAACTGAATCATTTACTGTAGATAAATTAGAAGCTGGTCAATATTTTGTTTCAATTAGAGCAAAAAACAGATTAGGTGTTTATTCTGATTTTGCTACAGAAATATTTGAGGTCAAAAACTTTAGTATTCTACCTGCGGTAAATGCACCTGCTATAACATCAGTTACTGAAGAATTATTTACTACTACACAAGGTTCAGGAGTAAAAGCCAAAGCAATACTTGCTTACAGCGATTCATCTAATTCTGATTGGGAAGCATTAGGAGTAACTATAGATCATTATGACGTTGAATTTAAAAAATCTACCGAAGCATCTTTTCAAGGTGCAGGAACATCACAAGGAACTAATTTTGAATTTTTTGATATCGAACCTGCCCTTTATGAATTTAGAATAAGAGCAGTAAATACTGTTGGTGTTGCTTCAGAATTTGCATCTGCCACACAAAGAATCAATGGTTTGACTGCAATTCCTTCTGATGTCAGCAATTTATTTTTAAGAGCAGATAGTAATACTGCAACTCTTAACTGGACACCAACAACTGATTTAGATGTAAAAATTGGTGGCTTTTATGAGATAAGACATAATTCATTGACATCAGGTGCGGTTTGGCAACAATCTACACAAGTAGGAGAAGCTGTATCAGGTATATCAAATCAAGCAGAAGTGCCATTATTAGTTGGTACTTATTTAATAAAAGCTGTTGATTCGCTTGGTATTAAATCTGCTAATGCTACAACAGTAGTGAACACAGTAACACCTGATTTATTTCAATCGACACAATTTTTAACAAGAACAGAGAATCCATCTTTTGCTGGAACTAAATCAAATCTAGTTGTTGTTGATGATCAATTAAAATTAGAAGCAGATACTTTGTTTGATTCATTGGGATTAATTGATGAAGTTGGTTTGATTGATTCAGCAGGTGGCGTAGATTTATCAGGCACTTATGACTTTGCCAATGTTATAGATACAGGTATATCTGCTAGTTCTTACCGATTAACTTCTGCTTTTGCTTTTACCACAAATTCAACATCTGATTTTATTGATACTCGTTCAGGTAATGTAGATAGCTATGAGTCTATTGATGCAAATACTTATGATGATGTAGAGGTACAGTTGCAAATAGCAACTACCAATGATGACCCTAGTGGCTCACCAACATTTACTGATTTTCAAAACTTTAGAATCGGTAATTATTTTGGTCGTGCTTTCAAATTTAGATTGTTAGTAACATCAGGAGATGTTACTCATCAAGTTTACATTACATCTTTATCTGCAACCTTAGAAGCCTTTCAAAAATTTGATACTCAACAATTGACATCAAGCACAAGTGCTTTAGGTGTTACTTTTGGTGAAGGCTTTTTAGTTACACCAAAAATAGCTGTAACTGCACAAAACATGGCAAGTGGTGATTTTTATGAAATATCAAGTGTGTCCAGCACAGGTTTTACAATTACATTCAAGAACAGTAGTGGTACAATTGTCGCTAGAACATTTGACTATATAGCAAGAGGTTTTTAATGGCTCAACATGATTACGATATAGCTAACCAATCAGGTGCAAACTTTAGAGCAGACTTAAATAATGCTTTAGATGCTATTGTGTCTAACAACTCAGGTTCTAATGAACCATCAACAAAGTTTGCTTACGAATGGTGGGTAGATACAACAAATGATTTACTTAAAATAAGAAACTCAGCAAACAACGCTTGGATAACTTTACCGCTTTCTGTAACAGCAGATAATTCAACATCAGGTGCTTTGACAGTAAATGGTAATTTAACAACTACAGGTTCAATAGATATCAATGGACAAGAATTAATTTTAGATGCTGATGCTGATACATCTATTACAGCAGATTCAGACGATCAAATAGATTTTAGAGTTGGTGCTGTTGATGTTATGACTTTGACAAATAGTCATTTGGTTTTAAAAGGCACGACACCAAAAATAACTATTGGTGATGGTGGCGAAGAAGATACAGCATTAATTTTTGATGGTAATGCACAAGATTTTTATATTGGCTTAGATGATTCTGCTGACGATTTAATTATTGGCACAGGCTCTACAGTTGGTACAAATCCTATTTTTGCTATAAAAAATAATGGCAATATTGGCATTGATGAAGCAAATCCAACTGAAAAATTAGAATTGGGAGATGGCTCTACAACTAACAGAATTAGAATTGATTCAGCAACTAAAGCACATTTTTTTGGCTATGATGGAACTGATGATGCAATACAACTTGCTTCCCAATCATTTATTAAGTTTCAATCAGGTGCTTCATTTCTAGAAAGAATGCGAATTGATTCTTCTGGTAATTTATTAGTAGGAAAGACAAGTCTTAACAACGCTACTATAGGAACTGAAATTAAGTTCAGTGGCGGTTTAATAAATGTTACCAATTCTAGTACTCAATGCATGATTATGAACAGATTGACTTCTGATGGTTCTTTAGTGCTTTTTCAACAAGATACTACAACTGAGGGTTCTATATCGGTAAACGGTGCTACAGTTTCTTATAATGGTTTTTCAGGTAATCACGAATCATCAGGCATAGCTTCTGATACTGCTATTGGAACTGTATGTAGCACAATAGATGAATTAGATACTTATGTATCTGGTACTAAAGAAGGACAAACAAGAACTGACCACCCTAAAATTAAAGTTAGTGATACAGAAGGAGACTCAAGAGTTTATGGAGTTTTATCAAGCTATTCTGAAGAGGATAATAAACCTATAGTAGCTTCTGTAGGTATTGGTTCAGTACTAGTAACAGGTGCTTGTGCTGGAGGAGATTTATTAGAATCTAATGGTGATGGAACTGCTAAAGTTCAAGATGATGACATTATTAGAAGTAAAACAATAGGTAAAGTTACAATAGGAAATTCAGATACAAATGTTAAATTAGTATCTTGTGTTTTATATTGTGGTTAATTTTTAATATATAACGAGAAAATTAAATGGCAATAAATTATACTTGGAACTGCAAAACTGTAGATGTAAAAACCATCGATGGCAATGAAGATACTGTATTTAATGTCCATTGGCGATTAACAGGAGAAGATAATGCTAATAATTCAAGCGGAGTATATGGAACACAAGAATTAGATACTTCTGATTTATCAAACTTCACTGCTTTTACTGATTTAACCAATGACCAAATCACAGATTGGGTTGAATCTGCTATGGGAGAAGATAAAGTTACAGAATACAAATATGCTATAAGCAATCAAATCGCTGAATTAGTAACACCAATACAAGAAACAAAAACAATAGGAGAATAATATGTCAGATATACAAGTTAGAAACGATGATGGCGAAGTAGAAGAATACAACAAAGAAGATATGACCGATGAACAAAGAAGTTTGTTCAATGATCTTCTAGCCTTACAACAAAGATGTATTGAGATTGAACCAATGGCAAGAGAGTTTGCCGATAAAAAACAATTGGTTGATCTTAAATCCAAGTCTTTATTAGAAAGCCTTAGAGGTATAGGAAATGCCAAGAAAGAAAGCGACAGCGAAACCAAGACAATCGAA